CACGGACTGGCGAGTACGCGACTGAGCGCCGAAGAGGCCGCGCCCTTGATCGGCGAACACGACCGGACGAACCGGTTCAACGGTTTCACGGGCGCGATCAAACCGCCGTTGCAAATCACCACGGGGCTACCACCTCGACGAATCGCGCTGCCCCGGCCTGCGGCATCGGCCCCGGTCGGGCTACTGGAGAATATCGGGACCGAAGCGGAAGTAACCCAACACACGGAGGACAAGCGATGAGTGAATACCGCTGCAAGTATGAGTACAGCAAGCGTTTCGGGAGCCCCTTGCATATCTGGTCGGTAGTCGGGGCACGCGGTGGAATACACCTGCACATTACCGACAACGGCGAAGAATGCGATGTACGCTACAGCGGAGGCATTGAGGTACATCGGCGCACTCCGCCGCCGGGTTGCGAACGGGCACCGGATCAGGATAAGTGCTGGTTACTGCATGCGCCATGCTGGCGTGACGGCTCATCGCTAGTGGCAACCAAGCACTGGATACCGCTCTGGCTTGCTGACCCTATGGACCACGACCGAATGTTTGAGTTACTGTCGCGTGAAGCCGCCGAACAGTTCTTGAAGGACAAGCGATGAGCAATAGCTGCGGACACGACGAACGCTTTCACTTGATGGGTGCCACAAACGGATGCTGTGCTTGTGAACTAGAGGCGGCAAGAGAAGCGGTCAAGCGGCTCCATGCCATCGTCGACAAGCTGCCCAAGTGTTGGCGACTGGATAGTTCAGGGAAACTCGTGGAGGACGTGCCAGTGGTGCCAGGCGAAACGTACTACTGCGGGTTCTTTGATAGCAACGAAGCCAATTCGTGGACGATACTGCCGTGTCGATACGTTGGTCATGCCGGGCCGCATGTGGATTACGAGTGGGAAATCCCGGGATGCTCATGGGATGGTGCAGAGAGTGCACCGGGATTTAGCATTTATAGCACGTGCAAAGCCGCGCAAGCGGCGGGAGGAAAGAGCGATGAGTAAAAAACCCCCAGTGAAATGCTGCCGCACATGCGCCCTATGGGACATCGAGGCGGCGAAGGACAAGGCCGGGAGGGTCCGCAAGGATCGTGTCGCGCGATGTATGTGGGCACTGACCGTTAGCCTGCCAGTATCGCTGCACGGTTGGTTGCGGCACGGGACTGGTCCACGCTACATGCCATCATACGCTGGAGAGGACTGCGAATGCTGGGTTCTGCGGGGGGCCAAGGCGAGGCCAGACAAATGACTGACCTACCGACCAAATCAACACGGCATGTGATAACAACCGGAGTCATTCTCCCAACGCAGCCAAATAAAACACTCATTGTGTTACTGGAAGGCGAGAAAACGATGCGGGTTTACGAGATAGAATCCATGGTGTCTTGCGACGGGGAAACCAAAGTATGGCAAGAGGAATGAGCGACATTTTCAATGACTTCAGGGGGTACGTAGAGGGGCGTCAACCTGCACGCGGGAATCCGAACCGGAGGAAGACGATGGGTGAGCGACCATGCGAACACTGTGCAATCTGCGATAGCCTAACCGGCAAGGCAGGTGCAGCGGAAGATTCAATCTTCTGGCTCGACGGAGCAGTCGGTCCGTTGTGCGAGGAGTGCAACCACCAGTTGCGCGACGAGATCCTAGAGGATGCGGGAGCGGCCGACAAGATCAAGCGGCTGCAGGCGGAACTTTCCGACATCGACCCCGCCACACTCGTACAATCGGTGGAGGTGAACGCGATTATCGCCACTGACTGGATGGGGTGGCACTACAAATCCCTGCAAGCCGTGCGGTACGAGCCAATGGGGGCAGACCCCGAAGTAACCTCTCGCCAGGAGTGCACTGAGCGGATACTGTACGACACGCACGGCCACATCAAGAACGACAGGGAACCGTGGAACCCATCTGGGAACGCTGCCCACGCAGGCGAGGCAATGTGGAAGGCTGATTACTCCGACCTTACGCACACCCAAGGGTCCGCCGAAACTAAAATACCCGCCGAGTGTATTGTGGGGATTCTAGATGCGAAAATCCTGTATTTTGGTGCGTGTTTATTGAGCGAAGTCGACGGTGACAAGGCCAAGGCCGAATCAATCGCAATATGCCGGGCGATTGTGAAGGCGCTACAAGGGAGGAAGACCAATGGATAATTGCAAAGACTGCCTGCTTAAATATTCAGAAGCAGGCGACGACGTGGTATCGGGACTGGCGGTCGAGTTGACTGCGGCCAAGCAGACAATCGAGCGGCTGCAAAATGAAAACAAGTGCTTCCTTGCCATGAAGGAAGGCGTTGCGATTCGCATCTCCGACTTGGAGATTAAGATTAAACGGCTAGAGGCCATCGTGACCGTCCAAGATGACTTAATCAGTTGGTATGAAACCGAGGGCGAACGGTCGTGCCACGAAGACGCATACGTTCCGGAAGATTTGCGTGAATTAGAGGAAGCAATTAAAGCTGCCAAAAAGACAGGAGATGAATGATGCAAGAAGGAACAATCAGACCCTCGTGGAGATCAACCCTAGAAGGGCAGTGTAAGTCTTTCGACGATGGTGGCTGGGGGGAAACAAATTTAACCAGTGCCATTAAACGGTGCTTGCGGGATTATGATCGACTGCAAACTGCCCTCGACGATGCAAACGAAACACTCCAACTCCACCAGTCGCGTGGTGATTACGAGGCCGGGCAGGTGCTTGGACAGAAGGCAGCGAAGGCCGAGATTCAGCGGCTGAAAGCCGTCATCGAACAATCTCAGCGAAGTGGAAATCTCAGATGCAATTCGAGAAGCCGCACAAGCGGCGGGAGGTGAAACATGTACTTAGGACCAGTAAGTAAGCCATTCCACAAAACGGAATGCCAATGTGAAGAGTGCCTTCAGTGGATGGTTGATGAGATCGACCGACTGCAAGCTATCGTTGACAAACTGCCAGTGGACAAGCAAGGCGACCCAATCATACCGAACACGACGCGATACTATGTCCACCCATGCGGAAAAGTATGTGAAATTGATGTCGGATTTGGCCTCGACATGGCGTGGACGAATTATGATGGTCAAGTCAGGTGCTACCGTCGGGAGTTGGCGAGGGATAGCTACAGTACACGCGAAGCCGCGCAAGCGGAAGCAAAGCAATGAGTGAAGTCCATCAACAAGTTGAGCGGAGGAAAAACCTGGTGTATGGGATTACTTATCCATCTTGGTTTGGTTGCGATTTTGTGTATTGGTTGTGGCTCAAGTTTTGTTGTTCTCGTGGATGGCATCTTTGGGATGAGTGCTTGACTCCAGACTCTCATTATTTATCTTGCGATGCTTGTGGAAAGGTGGTCTATCTGAAGAAATGAAGTGTGGGAGGAATGGTAGAAGTTGGTGGGTTTTCTAGTATAATGTATGTGGAGGATAGGAATGGGTAGTACTGAGTTGAGGAGTCATGGGGCTGATCTTGGTAGGATCAGTGATAAGATGAGGTTGTTTGCTTTGGAGTATTTGGTTGATTATAACGGTACTCAAGCAGCGATTAGAGCTGGATATTCAAAGAAGACTGCTTCGGTACGTGCTACCAAGTTACTCAAGAATCCAGTGATAAAAGCTTTCCTAGGTAAGTTTGAGAGGGAAAGCCAAGAGAAGTTCGAGATCCAACGTAACGAGATACTCATGCACTTGGCAGCCTGCGCTACCCGGGATGGTAGAGACTTCGTTGATAAGGATGGTAAGCTATTGCTTACCTCACAGAATATCAACGATTTGCCTAAGTCTATCACATGTGCTATCGACGGCATTAAACAGAAGAGGAAGAGTTGGAGAGACCCGGAGGGGACGGAGTATGAAGAAATTGAAACAGAATTGAAGCTAGTCTCCAAGGCAAGCGCGTTGGATATGTGTATGAAACACAAGGGGCTGTTTGCAGTAGAGAAGACAGAACAAACAGTCACTCTCAACTGGGACAGCCTAGTTGATCAGGGAAGCAAGAGAGAAGACCCAATCCAGAAGAGATTGGAGCAAGAAACCCAAACCATTTCCTAGGAAAACATCCATGGATGTATTTGCTGCAATAGACCGGAAGACAGGAAGAATTAGGCAGATAGTCTATCAGTCAAAAACCTTCACCGATGAGTGTATTTTGAAGGCCCTCTATGATGCTTCTGCTAAACCTAACAGAGTGATCAGTGTCCAAGAGGATGGAGAATTGCTAGCTACATTCTGCTTGGAGGCGCAGCATGTTGGTTGACAACAAAATGCTGGCCTTGAAGAGACTCTTGTGGCCTGATGTAGTCTTCTACGATAAACAAATAGAGGCTATAGAATCAGTAGAGAGGGACGATGAAACAGTATTGGTAGCAGGCAACCAACTAGGGAAAGACTACGTGGCAGGCTTCATTGTCCTCGCCTTCTTCCTTACAAGGCACCCTTGCCGAATCATTACAACGAGTGTTAAGGACAAACACTTGAGCGTTCTGTGGGGGGAGATTGGTGAGTTTATCCGAACTTCTGCCTACCCGTTGAACAGTAAGTTCGGCGGGCCTCTCGTTATCAACCATCAACATCTTCGCAAGATAGTTGGTGGTTCTGAATGCCCTCTCAGCTACGTCACGACGATGGTAGCTAATCCTGAGAATGCGGAGTCATTCCAAGGCCATCACGTAAAGCCTCCACCAGGGGTTGTTGATAATGTCCCCCGCAATATGTTTGTCTCTGATGAGGCAAGCGGGGTTCCCAATGCTTACTATGAAATGGCGGATACTTGGGCAAGACGTAAGTTGATCTTTGGTAATCCTTGGGACTGTGATAATTTCTTCAAGAAGGCAGTCAAAGGTAATGCAGAAACCAAAGACTCAGGCGGGGATACGCCAGACCCCACGATGCCTGGTAGGTATTACCGCAAGGTAATCAAGATCAGTGCCGAGGATAGCCCAAACGTTCAACTAGGTCTTCTCCAAAAGAGCCTTGAGAAGAAACCTACGGATGAAATCCTTATTCCTGGGGTAAAGTCCTACAGCCTTTACGTCAAGCATCGATTGACCTGGGACAAGATCAAACAGTGTGTGGCCCTTGATGCTGAGTTCTATGAGGGGGCTGAGAATCTCTTGTATCCGCCTGAGTGGCTTAATGAAGCGGAAGCTCTAGCCGAAACACTAAGCCCACAACGCCGCGCGGACACGATGGGGGTGGATCCTGCTGAGGGTGGGGATAGTACTGTGTGGACGCTGATTGATGGGTTGGGTGTGATAGATGTTATCAACGAGAAGACTCCTGATACTTCAGTCATTGTTGGTAGAACAATCAAGCTTATGCGCGAGCACAAACTCAGTCCAGGGAGAGTCCTATTTGATCGCGGAGGTGGAGGCAAGCAACATGCAGATAGGTTAAGGGCTCAGGGAATTAACGTGAGGACGGTGGCCTTTGGTACTCCATTGACTCCTGAAAAGATGCGAGGACTAAAGACGTTTGATGTACGCAAGGGAGAGGAAGAAGAGAGGTACGTCTATTTCAATCGGCGTGCGCAAATGTATGGGATGATCAGCCTCCTATTAGATCCAGCAGAGGAAGGACAGTTGGCTATTCCAGCGAAGTTCGCGGAGCTACGAAGACAATTGGCCCCAATCCCTCGCATATACAATGAGGAGGGTAGGATGATACTTCCCCCCAAGAGGAAGAAACCTGGAGCCATCAACAGCAATGTCATTACGCTAACAGAATTGATCGGGTGTAGTCCCGATGAAGCAGATGCTCTGGCTCTTGCTGTCTACGGTCGTTATGGCAAAAAGATACAAGCAAGTGCGGGAGCTGCTTGGTAGGATATAATACAGATAGTGGAGCAAAACCTAGGGAGATGAATCATGGCAGATAAAGACACAACAGCAGAATTGAAGAAGAGGGTGGACCAGCTAGATGAGATGTTTGTGGCAAACACAATTCTCTCTAGGGCACAAATGGCGAGGAAGTTTCTAGACCCTCGCCGAAACCTCGATGATGAGTGTGGGCTGCCCACAACCTCAACGATCACAATCGATAATTACAAGCAACTCTATGACAGAGTAGCAATAGCCAAGCGGTCTGTGGGATTGCTCCCCGACGAATCTTGGATGGTACAGCCTACTGTCTATGAGACGGAAGACGTAGACGAAGAGACTCCGTTTGAAAAGGCTTGGAGAGACCTAAGCATCACACCACAGAAAAGTTCTTGGTATAGAACAGAGAAGGGGCACCCAATCTGGGAGAGACTACGGAGAGGAGATGAACTGAGTGGGATTGGCCGGTATGGTATTCTGTTGCTAGGTATTGATGATGGTAAGCCCTTGGTTGAACCTGTTGAAGGCATTGGTGAAGATGGACAAGCAACAGGATCAAATACTCCTCAACGAAAGCTTTTGTATGTGCGCGCTTTCGATGAATCTCAATGTCCCGTTAGTGCTTGGGAAAAGGATGTGGCCAATCCTCGTTACGGACAACCTATTCAATATTCTGTTAGCTTCGCTGATCCCAGTGGAACGGGTACAAGAGAAGGGGCATTGGTAAACAAGCAAGAGGTCCATTGGACCAGGGTAGTTCATCTAGCTGACAATCGAGGTAGCAGCGAAGTGTTTGGAGTGCCTCGCCTTCTCCCAATCTACGACAATATTCTTGGCTTACGCAAGTTGTATTGCGCTAGTCCTGAAATGTACTATCGTGGAGCCTTTCCCGGACTCTCTCTTGAAACTCACCCTTCCCTGGGAGGTGATGTCAATATTGACAAGGAAGCTTTGCAGGGGCAGATGGAGGCCTATACGAACAGCCTCCAACGGTACTTCGTGACTAAGGGATTACAAGCCAAGAGCCTAGCACCACAGGTTGTTGATCCTACTCCGCAAATCGATGCTCAAATCCAAGCTATCTGCATTTACCACGATTGTCCTAAGAGGATATTCATGGGAAGTGAACGTGGAGAGCTGGCTTCCTCTCAAGACGACGGGTCTTGGAATGATAATCTAGCCTATAGGCAAAACTATTATCTCACGCCCTGCATAATCAGTCCTGTCGTTGATCGACTCATTGCAATGCGAGTGCTACCCGTTCCCTCAGATGGCTATGAAGTAACTTGGCCAGACTTAGGATCTATCAGTGCAGAAGTCAAAGCCGATATTGCTGTCAAAAGGACAGAGGCAATGGCAAAGTACATCCAGGGCAGTGTAGAGGGACTGATGGGTGAGCTAGACTTCTTGACTCGTGTGCTGGAAATTCCCGTAGATGAGGCAGAGGAAATTCTCAAAGACGCAACACCCCTAGAAGATTTGCGGTTGGAAGAAGAACCAAACAAGGAAGCACCTTCAGGAGAATAACCATGAGTTGCAAAGACGTAACAGAGAAGGACAAACTAGAGATTATTGAGAAGTACAAGTCTGGGGAATCCTTGTACAAGCTGAGTAGAAGGTTCGGGTGTTCGGGGACTTTTATTCGCAATATCCTAGTGGATGCTGGAGTGCATGTCAGGAGCCTCATAGAGGCAGCTCATGCACGTGAATCCCAAGAGGATACTGGAAGCTACATGCCTTGTCCTCAAGAGATACAGCGAAGGGCTGATGCGTTGAGGACATTGAGCCTCCGACAGAGTAGACAAATGGCAGGGCCTAATGGAACAGTGCCCCCATCCATTCCTACATGCAAAATATTCCGTGGACCTAAGAAACCAATCAGGTAACTCCAATGGCAGCAATACATCCGTTGAGAGCCGATCCAACTAGATCAGCAACCCTCAGACGTAGGGCTTGTGAAAACATATCCGCGAGATTCAACCGAGTTAAGAGTGCAATAATCCAACTAGTGTTTGTGGATGATGCTTTCGGTTTGAAGCCTTCCAACAGAGTAGACAACGAATTGACGGTAAACGTTCGTTGGCGATTCTCTACGGACTCCGCGAAGGTACGACAGTTCCAACAGTGGTTTGCTACTCAAGTCCAACAAGAGATTATTGCTAGTAGTGCTGCTCAATTGGAA